GAGGCTGTATAAACAACTGCCTATATACATACAACGAACAGTCACACAGGACATACAACATGGATACATACAACGCACTGAGAGACATAGCACGTAAGTACTACCCAACAGAGAACAACTATTGCACAGTGATCGCCACAGCGGTTGCCACAGGCTGGTCGTTCGGTAAGGCGCGATCAGTACTGTTTCACAAAGCACAGCGCGTCACAGGTAAAGGTACACACGTCTCTTCAATACATAAGGCGCTAGCCGCCAACGGTTACAACGCTCGGTTCCAAGTGGTTGATGGAGCTAAGACGCTCATCAGCGCACAACAGGTCATGAAGAATACCAAAGGAACTTACTTTGTATATACCAGAGGCCATGTAACAGCGATCAAGGACGGTGTCTGCGAAGACTGGAGCAACAACGAACACGGAAGACGCACACGCTACAAAGTAGAATCGATTTATAAAATAGAGAAGGTTGGAGAATAGACAATGAACGCTTCACAACGATACGCGCTAGACCGCATTGCAAACGAACTGGACGGCTGGTATGCCCACCTAGATTATTACTCAACTGCCTTTGGCGGCGACCCAGATAGTTACCATGTGGCAATCTGCGAGTCAAAGATTGCAGAGCTTGAATACGAACTTAACAACACAGGAGCACAGCAATGAAAGCATTACTGATGATAAGCATCACACTATTAGCAGGATCACTGATGTTGATAGCGCCGCAGTTCATGGCAGCATTAATCCTAACTATGATGGCGCTAGGGCCGCTATCAACAATGGAGGTTGGACGATGACAGCACAGGAGAAGGCAGCACAGGAGAAGGCATTCTATGATAAGCAGAGAAAACTGGCTGAGGGAGCTGAACGACTAGCAAAGTATGGAGCGCGGTATTGTCCAGCGTTAAAAGGTAGTAGTATAATGAGGACTCACGAGCTAGTGGACATGATAAACAGGTTTGAAGGTAATGTTTATGATTGTCAATCGGCATTAGATAAGGTTAATGCTATACTTAAGGGTAGCAGACGATGAACGAGCCAACATTCACAATGGATCAACTAGCTAACTATAACGAGATTATGCGTTGTACCTACACTGATGCATGTACAAGCGCTGACTACTTTGCAGCTGGTGCTGCATCCGAGGGCGTAGAGTACTGGTGTCCTAACGATGAGGACTGGGGGACTATCATAGCTGTGCATCATGGTGCTAAGATGGCAATGGATACAACATTCTTCGAAATGGATGATATAGAAGGTTCTCCAGAGGACTACGGCATTACACTAGTTAACAATGAGTTGGTAATGGGGTTTGAGCGATGACAAATAAGACAGAAAGTAAGGTTTGGTTATTTATATATTCAGCAGCACTCATGGGCGGTTTACTACTGCTCTCTTACAATACAATTAACGCACAAGGGGTTTAACATGACATCATTGACAGTTCACAGAGTAGAGACAGTAAAGGTAGAGCGCACAGAGTGGGAAGAGATTGCTTGGACTACTATCAAAGTATCAGACACAGACGGTATAGTGACGGAGATCACTCTACATCACGCAGTTACTGCAGCACCACTAATCACACAGGGATAGTGTACTACTTGAGAGCATTGGCGACAGTGCTCTCTGTGAAGCACATTAACCTAATAGAGGGATAGACCAATGAACATAAACACAATCAAGAAAGGCGTTATGGCATTAGAAGACGCAGGTTACAAAGCCGGCGAATACAACCCCCACAACGTTCGTGCATGGGCCATAGGCAACGAATACGGCTTACTAGGCGTAGTGGTAGCAGCACATGAAGCCGAGGCCTTAGACGAGGCCGTAGACGCTGGTGTTATGGACAGCGACTTAATGTCTCCCGAAGCTCAGGAAGAATACGAAGCCGAAGAGTGGTATGATAGCTTTACATACGCAGGTAATGCAGGCGAGGCAGTCTGGACAGAGCATCTAACAATAACAGCAATCGATACAGGAGCTATCTACCATGAAACAATCCGTTAACTTTACAGACTTCATTGACGCATTCCGCGACCACGGACGTGGAACCCAATTCACTTACGAAGGACTAAGGGCGTTGTTTGGCTACTTGGAAGACTTGGAAGACGACATAGGGGAAACGGAACTGGACGTTATAGCCCTGTGTTGTGATTACCAAGAATACGAGAACCTAGAGGCTTTACAGTACGAATGGGTAGACATCAAAGACATGGCAGACCTGATGGACACCACTATCGTTATCATGATAGACGATACTCGCTTTATAATCGCTAATTACTAGAGGATAGACTAATGACAACTAATTTTCCCTTACCTACAGCTGACATGTCTGTGCCTGAGCACTGCTTGTTCATCCGTATGTGCGCTAAACAGTATGGGTATTCAGTCCGCGCTTCCTTTAACGACTACCTAGTTGAGAATGAGGCACTACACGGTGAAGACAAGCTAATAGCTGATATTCGCCTTGCACTAAGCACTACTATCTGGGATCAGGAGTACGACCTGATGAAGAAAGAATATATAGTTATACCCTCAGACGACGGCGACTACGTTGTTCATACGGGCGGTGTAGTAGAGGTGACAGAATAATGGAGTTACTACTGGTAGTCTTTACAGTGTATACACTGACGTTAATTGGGAACTCAATACTATGAAACTAAACATCGAGGACATGATCGACAGTATACTGCCTGACGTAGTAGCTGATCAGCTCGCTAAAGGCGATATAGACGTATTCTTAGAGGCTTTAGGCGGTGATGGGTTGGTTGGTACTGGTAGCTATGACCATACTCGTATAGAAGCTCTAAGAGATGCTATAGCGGCTAGACAGGTTATTGATGTAGGCGATATGGTAATAGAATATGTTACTAGTTATTACAATAGGATTGCTAGAGAGGAAATTGCCACCGACTTGAACGACTATGCAGAGAGGTATGTAAACAATGAAAACTAACCTAGATTTCAGTATTGGTTTCCGTAACGGTGTCGGGATAGACCTAGCGGCGTTACCTAAACAGGGCGGCGTTGCGCGGGAAGTTGACTCCCAGGATTATAAGATCATAGAAATCAATATGTTACAGTTGTTATTACCCTTCCTATATATACAGTTTGGGACAGTATCAAGCGAGTCTATTGGCCGCATCGCGGCAGAAGAGTTAGTGAATGAAGACATTAGGAGGTTTAAAGATGGCGATTAAAGAAGCTAAGTTACCATGCAATGACTGTGGGTCTAGTGACGCTCTAGTCAGGAATGAGGACAATTCTACACACTGCTTCAGCTGTAACAAACACACAAGAGCAGGAGTACCTAAACCCGCCACTAAGAGCAGTGGTGATTGGGCCGGTACGTTGGCATTACTCGAAGCAAAGAAAGCTGTGGCGGTGCCTGATAGAGGCATCAGCGCGGCCACTACAGGTCACTTTGGGGTGGTGATGGACGATGGTAAGGTCATCTATCCTTACTTTAAAGGTGAGCAGTTAGTAGCTGCTAAGATTAGGTATCCTGATAAACGTTTTCAGACGATAGGTGACTGGTCTGATGGTGAACTATTCGGCCAGCAGAGATTCACCGCTGGGGGTAAGTATGTGACTATCGTGGAGGGTGAGTATGACGCCTTAGCAGCTTACCAGTTGACGGGTAGCAAATACCCTGTTGTTAGTATCCGCAACGGAGCAAGCTCAGCTGTGAAGGACTGTAAGGCTTCCTATGAATGGCTAGACAGCTTCGAGAACATAGTAGTATGTTTTGATGCTGACAAAGCCGGTGTGGAGGCAGCTGCTGAAGTTGCTGCGTTGTTCTCTGGTAAGAGTCGAGTAGTTAAACACTCTGGTGACTACAAGGATGCTTGTGACTATCTACGTGCCAACGACTACAAAGGGTTTGAGATGTCCTTCTGGAGAGCAGAGCAGTTTATACCTGATGGCATTGTGTCAGGTGATACACTCTGGGAAGCTGTCAACACTCCAATGGAGACAGCTGAAGTACAGTACCCCTTCGCAGGCTTGAACACTCTAACCTACGGCATAAGACAGGCTGAGTTAGTGACAGTTACAGCAGGCAGTGGACTAGGTAAGTCGCAGTTCATTAGAGAGATTGTGTGGCACACGTTAAACAATACCAAAGAGAACATTGGGCTGTTGTTCCTAGAGGAGAGTGTTAGACGGACAGCACTGTCTCTGATGTCATTGCATGCTGACAAACCATACCACTTACCCACCACTGACAGCACTGAAGAGGAGCGCAGGGCTTCATTTGATGCTGTGCTAGGCGAGGGTCGGTTGTTTATGTTAGACCACTTTGGTTCTACTGATGTAGATAACATTGTCTCTAGAGTACGCTACATGGCAAAGGGGTTAGACTGTCGCTACATCTTCTTAGATCATATATCTATCGTTGTATCGGCACAGGCTAACTTGGACGAGCGTAAGGCGCTAGACGAGATTATGACCAAGCTGAGGATGGTAGTACAGGAGACTGGCATAGCGCTGTTCCTAGTTAGTCACCTGAAGCGGCCTGAGAAGAAAGGGCATGAGGAAGGCGCTGCTACGTCATTGTCGCAGTTACGTGGCTCTGGCTCTATCGCACAGCTTAGCGACATTGTCCTAGGCTTAGAGCGTAATGGTCAGGCTGACTGTCCTATACTACGTAACACAACCAGTGTCCGTATCCTGAAGAATCGCTTCAGTGGTGAGACGGGTCACTGTTCTAATCTATTGTTTAACAAGGACACCGGAAGGATGGTCGAGTCTATGGCTGATCTAGGTGAAGAGGTACTATAATGAAATGCAAAGCGTGTAACGTACTGTTATTAGAAGACGAGTTGAAGCTGTTAGGTGAAGACATGGAGTTATGTGTTGAATGCCTAGAAGACAACGATACAGAGAATGGTATGTGGACTGGCTCTGTAGATGATCACGATTACCAGTTTGGTGACGATCTGCCCACATTTGAGGAGTATAATGAAAACAGCGACTATTGACATTGAGACTAACCTAGCACATGACACTATCTGGTGTTGTGGGGTTCATTATCATGGTGGCGAAGCATTGGTTGTAACCTCACCAGAGGCTCTTAGAGACGCGTTGGTCGGTGTTGGTACCATCGTCACTCATAATGGTATAACGTTCGACATACCTCTTCTAAGGAGCTTGTGGGGTGTTGATTGTAGTGAGTATAAGAGTGTGGACACTATTGTGCTGTCTCGGTTGTATAACCCTGCGTTGGTAGGTGGTCATTCACTGAAAGCTTGGGGTGAGCGTTTTAAGTATCCTAAAGGTGACTTCACAGACTATGACGGTGGCTACTGCGAGGCGATGGCTGAGTACTGTGTAAGAGATGTGGAACTTACCACTAGGGTGCATGACGAGTTACTGTCGATGCTTGATAAGGAAGGTTTTAAGGGTGAGTGCATACAGCTTGAACATGAAGTAGCTGAGGAGCTAGCCATTCAAGTGAGCAACGGGTTTAAACTAGACCTAGCACACGCTAACCAGTTATACAGCACGTTAACTCATCGCATGAGAGTTATAGAGGAGGAGTTACAGGAGAAGTTTCCACCGATCATCACGCCTAGGGTTTCAGAGAAGACGGGCAAGGCTCTGAAGGACGGCGTTGAGGTGTTCAATGTGGGTAGTAGGTTACAGATAGTTAAGCGCCTAACTAGTGTTGGGGTTAAGTTCAGCGAACGCACAGACGCAGGAGGTTACAAGGTAGACGAGACTGTGCTAGGTGGTATTGAGCATCCAGACGCACAGTTAGTAGGTGAGTACTTGATTGTACAGAAACGCGCTGGTTTAGTGTCAAGTTGGCTGACGCTAGTGACTGACGAGGGTCGAGTACACGGTAGAGTGATAGGCTCAGGCGCAGCTACAGGGCGTATGAGTCACATAGCACCTAACATGGCTCAAATACCAGCAGTAAGACATTTGCATGCTGGTATGTCACCTATTGAGGTGGTGAAGTCTACGTATGGTGCTGCCTGTCGAGAGTGTTGGGTAGTTGGTGAAGGTAATAAGCTAGTAGGTATTGACGCTAGTGGTTTAGAGTTACGTATACTAGCTCACTACATGAAAGACGAGGGTTATATTAACACTATACTAGATGGAGATATTCACTCAGCTAACCAAGTAGCAGCGGGGTTAGACACACGCGATCAAGCTAAGACGTTTATCTACGCATTCCTGTACGGAGCAGGCGATGCTAAGATAGGTAGTATAGCTAACAAGGGAGCGGCACACGGCAAGAAGCTGAAGAAGGCTTTCTTGGATAACGTCCCAGCACTGAAGCGACTGAAGGAAGTTGTGGAAGGTATGGCTGAGAGGCATGGCTCAGTACCTAGCTTAGACGGTAGACGCATAAGGATACGTAAAACGTACTCTGCGCTAAACTTTCTATTACAAGGTGGTGGTGCTGTCCTAATGAAGAAGGCGCTGATACTAGGAACCAGCTCACTACGTGAAGCAAACATACCGTTTAAGATGGTTGCCAACGTACATGACGAGTTTCAGGTAGAAGTGCAAGAGCATCTAGCCAAGGCTGTTGGTATCCATTTTAAACGTGCGATACAAGACGCTGGAGAGGCTCTAGAGTTGCGTTGTCCTATGGACGGTGAGTATAAGGTTGGAGATAACTGGAGTAAGACTCACTGAGTGCTGGACATTAAGTTGAATACGTGGTATAATACGACTTAGTTCAAAGGCACTTCAGAAAGACTGTTTCAATCATTTATTAATAAACACAAATCACTTATAACTATATAGGAAGTAAATTATGTCAAATGCAAAACCAGTAGCAGTAAACGGTACACTATTCTGGGCATCACTACAGTCTAAGAATGAGTTAAGCGGTAAGTTTCAGGTTGACGTTAGCAATCTCTCTGACGCTGCTGTAGAAGCTCTAGAGGGTATGGGCCTACCTGTTCGTAACAAAGCCGATGACCGCAACAACTTCATCACCTGCAAGTCGGTTAACCCTATCAAAGCCTATGACGCACATGGCGAAGAGGTTGGGTCGTTAGTAGGGAATGGCTCCGCTGCTACCGCGATGATAGGCTTCTTTGATTGGAAGTTTCAGCAAAAGGCAGGTCGTTCACCTTCTCTTCTAAAGCTGAAGATTAACGATCTAGTTTCTTATGATCCCGAAGGCGCACTACCTGCTGAGAGCATGGAGGCTGCTCTATAATGGTGCTACTCGATGGTGACATCTTCGCTTATCGAGTAGCTTGGGCGCGTGAGGAAGAGGGTGACGTAACAGTCGCCCTCACTTACTTGGACGAGTACATCTTTAGGGTTATGATGCAGTACCCTGACCATGATTGTCTCATCTACCTCACAGGCAAAGGTAACTTTAGAAACGAAGTAGCTACTTACGCACCTTACAAAGGTAACCGTAAGAACACTCCAAAACCACGACACCTTCCTGCCATCAGAGAGCATATGGTAGAGTTCTGGGGCGCTTTAGTAACAGAAGGTGAGGAAGCCGATGATGCTATAGCAATAGACGCTACGTCCTACAGAAACAGTGTAATGGTATCGATAGACAAAGACTTCAATCAAGTGGCTGGTACGCACTATGACTTTGTGAAAGATAATGAATATGTCATCACAGAAGAAGAAGGGTTGAAGTTGTTCTATAAGCAGATACTTACAGGAGACGCTGTCGATAACATCTTTGGTGTTGAGCAGATGGGTGACGTAGGGGCTGAAGAGCTTATCCACGGATGCACTAACGAGAATGATATGTGGGACATCGTTAGGGATCAGTTGGGAGACGACAGGGCGTTAGAGAACGCTAGGTTGTTATGGCTACGAAGGGAAGCAGGGCAACTGTGGCTACCTCCTACAACTAGACCAAAGGATGCTAAGAACTATGGCGCGTATACTAAAACCACGCACTAGAGCTGGTGGGACTTGGACTGAAGCTAGGTATTTTCAGTTCATTAGATCAGCACTAAGACAAGCCTACTCCCGTTACCCAGTTCGTTTCCAAGCTAAGAAAGCTGTAGAACGCACAGTGACCGGTAGTAGACATAAGTACGAGTACACCTGCGCCGAGTGCAAGGGATGGTTCCAAGGTAAAGACTGCCAAGTGGATCACATAGAGCCTGCTGGTAGTCTAAACAAATACTCAGACATCGGTGGGTTCTGTAAGCGTCTGTTCTGCGAGGTAGACGGGATGCAAGTATTATGTAAACCCTGTCACCAACTGAAGACTAATGAAGAGCGTAAGCTCAGGAAGGAAAGCAAGTGAAACATTATATCATACCAGATACACAGGTCACACCTGACTCACCAACTGAGCATCTACGCTGGGCTGGTGAGTATGCTGTTAAACATAGACCAGATGTTATAATCCACATTGGCGACCACTGGGATTTCCCAAGTCTGAGTAGCTACGACAAAGGCACTAAGAGCTTTGAAGGAAGACGATACCTAGCTGACGTAAACTCAGGCAAGGCAGCAATGGAAGTCTTTATGCAGCCTATCTGGAATGAACAGGCGCGGCTACGTAGTAACAAGAAGACTATATGGAAACCTCGATTAGTGTTTATGTTAGGTAACCATGAGAACCGTATTACACGAGCTGTCGAGAGCAGTCCAGAGCTTGAGGGTCTTATGTCGTTTGACGATTTAGGTCTTGAAGCAATGGGCTGGGAAGTTATGCCATTCCTACAGGTTGAGGTGATCGATGGCATTGCCTACTCGCACTACTTTACATCGGGAGTTATGGGTAGGCCGGTGAGCAGTGCTAGAGCTTTGGTTACCAAGAAGATGATGTCCTGTGTCATGGGCCACGTACAAGACCGAGACATAGCATACGCTAGACGTGGCGATGGTAAGGGAGTTACTGGGCTGTTCGCAGGTATCTTCTACGTGCATGACCAAGGCTACCTCACACCACAAACCAACAGCAGCTGGCGCGGAGTATGGATGCTCAATGAGGTTAGAGACGGCTGTTTTGATGAACTACCTATCTCCCTCGACTACCTTCACAGGAAGTACGGCTAATGACACTAACAGTTGAAGACATAAAGGAACGTTTGAAGATGATCGATGAGTGTCTGCTAATTGACGTACTAGAGATAACCTCTAGTGATCTAGTAGACCGCTTTGAAGACGTTATTGAAACAAACTATGATAAACTGATAAACGAGCTTGAGGATGAAACATGAGTATCAACAACACAACAGCAGCAGATTGGGACGCACTACGTAAGAACAAGGCCAACGTTGGTATTAGCACAACATCACAGGCGTTCACAGACGCGGAGTACTCTATGTTTATGCGTAACCGACCAGCACCTACGATTAATGACGTGGTAGAGGCTCCAATACACTACAACACTGGTGAGATTGAGTGTATTGACTACATCAAGGACAGCATGAGTGAGTCTGAGTTCATTGGTTATCTCAATGGCAACCTGATCAAGTACGTCCACCGATACCGTAACAAGAACGGTGCAGAAGACCTACGTAAGGCTAAGTGGTATCTGGATAAGTTAATAACATGTGTAAAATGAGCCATAAAATACACAATGTACAGTTTAAGAGGGTAATATGAGAGAGATAGTATACACAACATCAATCTGTTTACTGTTATGGGTCTTGTTATGGTCTGTATCTAGCTATGCAGGTCACAGTGGTAGCAGCAACTGCGGAGTAGGAAGTTATGGAGCGTGTACAGGAGCAACGGGAGCAACGGGAGCAACAGGAGCTGCTAGATTTAAGGGAGACACCGGATCAACTGGCCCGAAGGGAGAGACTGGAGCGGTTGGGTCTACAGGACAGACTGGAGCGGTTGGTCAAACGGGAACGTCTGGAAGCAACAGTCAGAGCGGAGAAACAGGTGCTAGAGGAGCAACGGGTAGCCAAGGCTCGGCAGGGCATACTGGCGCAACAGGTGCAAAGGGAGCAACAGGTGTTAGAGGTGTTAGAGGTGCTAGAGGAGTTACTACGAACATAGACACCTATGTTGATGACGTTAACACTCTACGACATTCACAGAACCAATTACGGATCGAGGTGTACAACACAACAGCTTCAGCAATGGCGGGTCAGTTATGTTGTTCTACATAGACAAGAAGTGTAACAACCTACCTAGTCGCTGGCTCAACACAGTAACAGGAGGCAACAAAGGAGAAACAGTATGTGCTAGGCTCTGGCGGTATCAGCAGCAGGTTAGCGACACCAACATTGCTGTTAACCTGCTGATCATGGTAATAGATACTTTAGAGAAAGACCACTGTAGGAAAGCCTACTTAACCTTTAAAAGGAGAACTAACAATGAGTAACCACATTAGAACATTACTTGCGATGGCTACCATGTTGGTTCTGCTGTCAACGGTACTCAATATGCACCCCGCTACTGCGGCAGAGTATGATGGAGAACATTGGCAGTCTACTTTTATATGGTATGTAGACATCTCTTGCCCCACTTATGTTAAACCAACTGTGGAGGCGGTGTTAGAGAAGCATAGCCCTGTGGCTCACCTCTTCATATCAACGTGGTCGTTAGGTGTTAGTCAGGACAGCAGCAACGTCATCTACTGCGGTTACTCTGACGTTCAAGAGATGCAACTACAGCAGCTACCATACAGGCTAGAAGCTGCGACATCAGAGACAACGGCTGGTAGGGCTAGGTGGTACTTCTACAGAGAGCAGCAGAAGATTGTAGAATGTGATGTATGGTTTAGCTCAGGGTCACTGACTGAGGAGACTGTAGAGCTTTACGTACTGCATGAAGTTGTAGGTCACTGTATGGGGTTGCAACACAGCAGCGACAGGGACGCAGTGATGTACTTTGCTCCTACCGCTACAGGCTTTCGTGTTGATGACTATGCAGGTCTTACTGAGTTGTACAGACTGTGTCGTGAAAAAGACTACATAGACACGCTAGGCAATAAGTACATAGCTCGGATGGATGTTGAAGACTTGTTAGCCGTCTTAGACAACAGAGAGCATGACATGTACAGAGGCGTAGAGCTTAGTGGTTACTTGGACGCTAACACTATGTGGCCGTCTGGTTTATATAACATTAAGGAGAGTTCGTGCAATGAATATTAAAGATAGCATGGCAGTGCCTATAGCATTGGCTCTTCTTATATCTATAAGTATGTTGGCCATATTGATTAGTGAACTAGTAGAACCTACGCACACTAACCTCCTAACAGAAGAGCTACTAAGGGAACCTGTGGAGCTAGTAATTAGCTGCACAGACACTAGAGGAGAGACTCATATACTAGCCTGTGGCGTTAACTCGGATGTAAAAGGTACGTGGATCATCTTTGAGTATGTGGATGGTAAGCTGCGTGGTGGTACACAGTCTAACTTCGCCTTCACTGAGTGGGAAGTAAGAGTAGGTTCTGATGTCAGTGAAACAATAGTTCTTGAGTTCTATCCTAAAGGCTCTACAGAGTCTATCAGGACAGTATATAAGATGGACACTTCCTATATGAGACAGGGTGTTCGTAACTTCGCAGGAGTAGTGGTATAATGCAGGAATATCAGAAGTACATCGCAGCGTCTCGTTATGCTCGGTGGGATGAGGTCGAAGAACGCAGAGAGACATGGGAAGAGACAGTTGAGCGTTATATTAACTTCTTTGTTTTATGGAAGCAGCTTAGCGCACCTGTTGCTAAGGAGCTAAAGGCTGCTATCACCAACCTAGAAGTAATGCCATCGATGCGCTGTCTAATGAGCGCAGGAGAGGCACTCGACAGAGACAATGTCGCAGGCTTCAACTGTAGCTACCTACCGATTGACAGTGTGAGAGCCTTTGACGAACTGTGTTACATACTTATGTGCGGGACAGGTGTAGGCTTTAGCGTTGAGCGGCAGTACATTGGTAAGCTGCCTGAAGTGGCTGAAGAGTTCTACGAGACAGCTTCAGTTATCAATGTAGCAGATAGCAAAGTAGGGTGGGCTAAGGCGCTACGTGAGCTACTTAGTCTGTTGTATGCTGGTCAGATACCACAGTGGGACATGTCTAAGGTACGTCCTGCTGGAGCGCGTCTCAAGGTGTTTGGTGGTAGAGCCAGTGGGCCAGCACCTTTGATAGACTTGTTTGCGTATGCTGTAGAACTCTTCAAGAAGGCTGCGGGTCGCAAGCTAACGAGCTTAGAGTGTCATGACCTGTGTTGTAAGATAGCTGAGGTTATAGTGGTAGGCGGTGTGAGACGTTCTGCGCTAATCAGCCTGTCTAACCCTTCAGACGGCAGACTCAGAAACGCTAAGTCAGGTCAGTGGTGGCTCAATGAAGGTCAACGGGCGTTAGCTAACAACTCTGCTTGCTACACTGAGAAGCCTGAGTTTGACTTCTTCCTAGATGAGATGAGGGCATTGTATGAGAGTAAAGCTGGAGAGCGTGGCGTGTTTAGTCGTAAGGCTGCACAGAACATTGCTGCTGCTAATGGCAGAAGAGATGCTGATTATGACTTTGGTACAAATCCTTGTTCCGAGATAATACTCAGACCTAACCAGTTCTGTAACCTGTCCGAAGTGGTCATTAGAGCCACTGATACAGAAGCAGACTTGAAGCGTAAGGTGAAGCAGGCAGCAATACTTGGTACGTTGCAAGCTACACTGACAGACTTCAGGTATCTGCGTAGGATATGGAAGACGAACACACAGGAAGAGTCATTGTTAGGTGTATCGCTAACAGGCATAACTGACAGCCCACTAACCTCTGGCGTGTCAGATAAGACTGCCAAGCTCCTTGGAGAGCTGAAGCAGGTAGCGATAGACACTAACAAGACTTGGGCGGCCAAGCTAGGCATCCCACAGTCAGCGGCTATAACCTGTGTTAAGCCTTCTGGCACTGTGTCGCAGCTAGTGAACTCTGCTAGTGGCATACACCCACGGTTCAGCGAGTATTACATACGCACCGTTAGGGCAGACAAGAAAGACCCAATGGCTCAGTATATGGAGCAGGAAGGGTTTCCTTGTGAGACTGACGTGACTAAGGACAGCAACCTAGTGTTCGCCTTCCCAGTCAAGTCACCAGAGGGCTGTGTCACTGTAGATGATGTGACGGCGCTAGAGCAACTCAAGCTGTGGAAGCAGTACCAAGATGCATGGTGTGAGCATAAGCCTAGCGTTACGATCTACTACACAGACGACGAGTTCTTAGATGTCTGCTCGTGGATGTGGACTAACTTCGATTGCATGAGTGGTATATCACTGCTGCCGAAGAGTGACCACACCTATCAGCAAGCCCCTTATCAGAAGATCGACAAGGAGCAGTACGAGGAGTTGAGCGCTAAGATGCCACTGTTTGAGTGGGAAGGTTTAGCTAAGTATGAGTTGACTGATATGACTACAGGAAGTCAAGAGTTAGCTTGTGTCGGTGGAGCCTGTGAGCTATGAACCAATAGAAGTATTTAAGTAAATAACCTTTAGGAGAGTAATATGTTAGTAGAAATGACAGAGACAACATTCAACATCGTAGGTTCCTTATTAACAAGCGACCTTAGCATCCCTGTTAAGGACGCAGGAGCTTACGCGCAGGCGCAGGCTGAATGGGCGCGGCACGTTGAGAATATTAAGACGAAAGCAGCGTTAGATGAGGTTATAGAGCCTGACAGAGAGCTGTGGCCAGAAGATGTTAAGTAAAACCTAGATGTAAAAGCCTGTATAGTCATTGCGATTATACAGGCTTTTTTTTGCTTAGGATTTACCAACGCAGGTCGACGCCTATATCCTCTCTTTCTTTAGAGTCTGGTACAGCCATCTTGATTATATTACTAACAGCTAACGCAGCAGACTCTTCATTGATTAACCCTCTAGACATTTTAGCGTTAAGACCTAATAGAGCGTTTACAGCGTTTCTGTTAGTAGCGAGATTAGAAGCTATAGCAGGAAGGAGTAACACAAGCGCCATAGTGCCAAAGGCTCCAGTGGCAGCTGTGGCTCCACCAGCACCTACCTGAGCTATACTTCCTAGCTCTTTCTGTCGCATAGCAAGGCCAAAGCCCATTGAAGGGTTACCGCCGCTAGTGTCACTGATAGCATTAAGGAGCTTCTTATAAGTACCAAAGTCCTCACCCATTATTATCTTAGCCTTCTTAACACTCTCTGGGTGTGACATACTATCTGCCATCTTCTTATAAGTGGTAAAGTCAGTCTTCTCACTAATGTCTTTAAACAGATTAGCCACGTAAGCCTTTCGTACAGCTCTCTTTGCTTCCTTAGCATTCTTAGGACTACCTATAGGTACACCTTTCTTGCCCATAGTTTTATAAGCCTCGTCTATGCTAGACATCATAGCGCCTACCTTACTGTTGTTGGTATTGTTAACCAATAAACGACCCAACGTGTCATAGTCTGCTTTCTCAGCAGCGGCTACAAAACTACTGTTAATCTTAGGCAGTAAACCCTTCATAGTCTCGCCGTATGTCTTGTTCATTAGCTCATAGGTTTTCCTAGCGTTAGGTGATATAGACTCTATAGTAGTAGCCATGCCTTTAGTAACCATCGCATTAAGCTCTGACAGCTCTCTGAAGGCATTTGGGTCAGCATTCTTAGAGTTAGGCATCACTTTGTTTATCATACGGCTAACACGCTTCTGAAACTCCACAAGAGTCTTCAAGTCAGCTTTCTTCACTGTGGTTACCGTTAACCCTTTAACCTCTTCAGAGTTCATAAGATCGTCTAGGAGCTTGTCAGCTTTCTTACCTACTCCTTTACTTAGGTTATCGCCTAAGCCTGACTGATACTTCTTCCTGAAGGCACGTAGAGCATTGGCAACAGGTGCTACACTTACATACTTAGAACCTGACTCATCAATCATAGATTGTAGCCCGTCACCGTACAGTTTAATAGCTGCCTTCTTACCTGTCTCTAATATACCAAAGACTTCCTCACCAACCTGACCTGTAGTGCCGCCTTCTCCTATCAGGTCTTGTACACCATCGTGGATGGCTTTGTTGTTTGCCGCTATTCTATTCCTCGCCTGAGCGCCTGAGAACAAACCAATGTCTCCAATACCCTCAGCAGTTCGTCTTATGAAATGCGCCATACCAGTCTGGACTGCTGACAGCCCAGCGGCTCCGCTTTCCTGAGTTAAGAACTGCTGTGTTACACGCATAGACTCTGGAGTACCTGCGTCTATTAAGTTCATGTCAGGCATCTCGTCAATGAGCCTGCGTCTAGAGCTAGGTATAACAGTGTCTGTCACAGACCGTAGAGAGGCTCCTAAAACACCAGCAATCGGGCGCAACACTTTAGCAGCTCCGAAGGTGGCTGCGTCAAACCCAGCAGATATAGCCATCTCCTTGCCTACATCACCGTAGTCAACCAGCTCTCCAGCCATCACATCAGAAACACCTGACCCTACACCACTACCTAAAGCACCTCCTATCACACCGCCTATAGCAGTACCAACGACCGGCATTACAGCACTACCGGCCATAGCACCGGCGACGGCACCTCCCATACCTACAGGAATCTCCATATGCTCTCTGAGATAAGCACCAGCGTTCTTAATGAAGCTATTAGTCTCACTAGCTGTGCCTCCACCGTTAGAGGCTATAAAAGCCTCTAGTTCTTCTTTACTCATATCATCTATAGCTGTACTCATTAGATACCACCTGCCATGTGTACTGTCGACGGTGCTGGTCTGCTATTAAAAGCATCAGCAGCTCTAGCAGCTCTGCCATTATCGTTTATCAGCTTTAGCCTTTCCTGAGCAGCCTCTAAATCAGCACGAGCAGCTGCTGTCACGTCGTCACGCTGTTTCACAGCCTCATCATCAGGAACCCACTCCAAGTTATACCTCTCAGCTAGGTACTTGTCGTAGCCAATCTCGCTTTGAATCTCTCGCCACACGTCACTAAAACCCACATCTAGCCCTCGATTCTCATACATATAAGACGCTCTGGCATTCTCTTGTTCAGCTCTAAGGGCTGCTACTTTAGCCATACCACGCATGAACTTCTCAATCTTTTCACCGCTCCAAGTCTCGTCAGGATAACCAGACATAGCTATCTCAATGTCTTTATCTGAGGCAACTCCGGGCGGTAAATTAGCCATAACTAGAGTGTTCCTCAACGCTGTAAAGTTAGTTTTAAGCAGCTGTGCATCATCTTGATTACCCATGAAAGCCATCCACTTAGTCTTGATCGCGCCAGCAGCACCAGCCAGTGGGGTTAGTGCTTTGTACTGATCAGCTATGTTGATAGCCATGTTTGCTTGGTCTTCAAAGTCCCTGCTCGTTTGAGTGGCCTCGCGTATAGCGGTTCTGTCATTTGCACCCAACTGCGTACTCATGTTCTCTTCCTGCAACCTACGTATCCTGTTAGTCTCTTCCGAGATTGCAGCTTGTCTGTCCTGATTCTCTCTGGTAATCTCTCTCCATGCCACTAAGTCATCCTGTGTCCTACCACTCTGAATCAGAGTAGCCTCATCGTTAGCTACTTGTCGCTCCAGTGACACAGCGCGTGATATAGTTGCTGGAACTTCAAGTCTAGCAGTCTCGGCTTGGCTTGCCTGAGCCTCAGACTGCATAGTCTGTGCAGCTACAGTTTGCTCGTTGCGTTTCTCTTCAGCTACGGCCATCATATACTGAACACCTGAACCGGCACGTAGCTTGTCTAGCAAGTTTGCGTAGTTCTGATGCTCTGCGGGGGTTGAAGGTGTTCCGAGACCTTGAAGCTGCTGTCTAACTGTTTCTGCTTCAGTCCTAGTATCCACACCAAAGAGTCCGCCAGCGGCCTTACGCATCTGGTCTTGGCTAGAGGCTGCAAAATACCCAGACATCTTACCAGTACCTAGTAAATCAGTCTGTGCTTTAACCTTCGCAGCTGCTTCAACGGCTGGGTCTGGTAATATATCAGCAAACAATGTAGTTAAGTTTATAGACATTATAGTATTTTCCCTAGTATCTGTTCAAGTAAACCCGCACCATTAGGGTTATTCGCCTGACCTGACGTAAGTAGGCTAACCAACCCTGACATCTGCTGCTGTCGTAGATCACCCTCTAACTTGCTTAGGTCTGCTTGCGTACCCATACCAGCCTGTAGCATTGAAGCGCCTAGCTGAGCGCCTGTACGTTGTCCAGCACTGACTAGAGAGCCTGTTTGATTAGCTGCGTCCATCTGCTCAAGCAGCATCCTCTGAGGATCAAAACTACCCTGTATCTGTGACTGTCCGAGGTTAGCCAACTGCGCTTGTGTCTGTAGAGCTGTCTGTGCTGCTGCCTGTTGAGCGCCAGAGCCTGCCTGAAGGTTCTGTAGAGCAGCGTTGCCTCCTTGGAAGCCTATGTCTGCAAACATACCAGTCTCTGCTCCAGCCTGCTGTATACCTGCCAAGGCTTGCTGACTAGCTTGGTTCTGTGACTGCTGTGCTAGTTGATAAGATTGTGCAGCGTTACCTAGTCTAGCCTGCTCCTGTGCCTGTGCCATAGCTAACTGCTCTGGAGTACCACCGAACTGTGCTGTCCTAACACCGCCTCTGCCTTGTGCAAATAACCTCTCTTCTAAGCCTAGACGGTCTTGTTCACGTCCACCAGCCTGTAGAGCTTCTAGTTGGTTAAAGATGTCCTGCTGTCCTTGACCACCGCCCTGAAGCGTACCTATGAGGTCTTGTTCACGACTTCTGTTTGTAGGGTCTAGTCCAGCAGCTCCTAACTCCCCTTGAAGGTTTCTAAGTAACTCCCCACGCTCTGCCCCAACATCTCCAAGACCTAACGCGCCTGATGTCTGTCCGAAGGTGTCAGCTAGAGACTGCTGCTGACCTAACATACCCAAACCTGATTGTTGCAGTTGGTTCTGCAAGTCTTGGGTCTGAGCATTAAGGTTCATGTTAATATTACCCTGAGCGTTAAGACCAGCAGAGCCTACACCTGACGTAACAGCAAAGGGCTTGAACTGTGTTTGGTTCTGCATCTGAGTAGCGCCAGCCTGAGCAGTCTGCCTAGCCTGTTGGCTTTGGTCTTGAACATTCTGAATACCTCTCTCAGCGATGTAAGCAGGGCCGCCAAGATTAATTGCATCTGTTAGAAAACCCATTATATAGTCCTTCCTTTAGTGTTCATGTTATCTGCCTATCCTTCTAAGTAGTTGTACGATGCCTAAGTCTTCTGGTTTTAGGTATTCAGTCTTGAGCTGAGAGAATATGTTATCAGCCATTGGTGCTAACAGCCCTGAGTAGTTTACGCCGTCCTTTCCAGCAACGCCTTCTGCGCCTGTTTCACCAGTAGCGCCTGTGTCTCCAGTAGCACCTATGCCTCCAGTAGCACCTGTGTCTCCAGTAGCGCCTGTGTCTCCAGTAGCGCCTATGCCTCCAGTAGCACCTACGCCTCCAGTAGCACCTATGCCTCCAGTAGCACCTACGCCTCCAGTAGCACCTGTGTCTCCAGTAGCGCCTGTGTCTCCAGTAGCACCTGTGTCTCCAGTAGCGCCTATGGCTCCGATGGCCCCTACGGCTCCTGCTATTCCTGTAGCGCCTGTAGCTCCTGTAGCGCCTGTAGCGCCTGTAGCTCCGTCTGTTCCGTCAATGCCGTCAGTACCTGATGCACCTGAAGCTCCA